ATGAATAAAAAAATTATTTTTGGTTTAATATCTATATCTTTATCTGTTTTTATAGCAACAGATATTTCTGCTTCTACTATTTTTTCAGAAGATTTTGATAATTTTAATCTTGGTGATACTACTACAGAATTGTCTTCGTCTGATAATTGGATTGTGCTTAATAGTGATTCTTTGAAATTTATTATTGATGATGCTTGGTATTCTTCTTTTCCTTATTCAGCACGATTAACTTCTTCTTCTTCTCATTTTCCTTCTAAGCTTTTTGATACTATTACTTCTGGAAGTTTTTTTTATACTTTTAAAATTAGTTCCGGTCTTGCTTCTTCTCGGTTATTTTTACATTCTGGTTCTCCTGATTCTTCTAAGTATTTGCTTATTACTTTTTCTGTAAATTATCCTGAAGTTAAAATTACTTCTGCTTATGATGGTTCTGTTTTAGCTTCTTTTCCTGTTCCTTCTGATGGTGTGTATGAGGTTCAGGTTGATTTTGATCTTGTTTCTTCTGAAATATCTATTTTTGTTAATGATTCTTTGATTATTGATAATGCTTTTCTTAGTCAGCACTATAAGTTTGGTTCTCTTTCAGGTATAAATTCTTTTAGTATTGTATTTTCTAATTATTATTTTCCTAATTATTCTATTTTTGTTGATGATATTTATTTAACTGATATTGGTGATAATCCTTTTGTTGTGAATGGTTCTTGTGGTTCTGCTAATAATTCTTCTTTTTCTGTTTTTCCTTCTGATAATTTATGTTCATCTGGTGTGATATGTTCTGGTCAGCCTTATACTGACGGCACTTATTATTATTGGACTTGCTATGGTTATGGTTCAGGTGCTACTTCAGAAGATTGTAAAGCTTCTGTTCTTGTTTCTACTGCTCAATGTGGTTATCTCACTAATACTCAGTATTCTGATTCTTCTCCTCCCTCCGGATCTAATGCTTGTCTTTCAGGTTCAGTAAGGGATATGCTTCAGCTTGATGATGATTCTTGGCTTTGGTATTGTGAAGTATCTGATGATGATTTTGTTCCTTGTTCTACTTTCTCTGATAATCCTATTGTTATTACTCCTTCTTTGCCTTCTTCTCCTGATATTGCTTGTGAAGATATTTTAACAGGTCAAGGTTTTGCTAATTGTGTTTCTTCTGTTTTTGCTTGGCTTTTTCTTCCTCACCAAGATACAATTGATGAGTTTTTTCAACTTGGTTCTTTAATAAAAACTAAAATTCCTTTTGGTTATGTTTATTCTTTTAGAGATGAGATTGATAATTTAACTTCTAGTTCTTCTTCTGATTTTTCAATTGCTTTAACTTTTAATGGTGATGATCAAGTTCCTGTTGTTAATTCAGATACTTTTGATGTTTTAGGTTCTGATTTTAAATCTACTTATTTTCGTTTTATTCGTGCTATTCTTTGGATTTCTTTTGGTGTTTGGGTATTTAGTTTAGGTCGTAAATTATTCTTAAATAATAGAGATAGTTAATTTTTATGATAGTTGATTTTATTTTTAATATGGTTATTTCTTTTCTTACTTTTGCCATAGGTTTGCTTCCTAATTTTCAAGGTTTGCCTTCTGGTGTTTCTTCTGCTTTTCAAACAATTCAGCCCTTTATTGATTCTGCTTCTGCTATTTTTCCTATGGATACTTTGATTCAGATTTTACTCTTGACTATTTCTATTCAACTTGCTGTCTTTGCTTGGGATATGTTTTGGTGGTTTTATTCTAAAATTCCAGGTAAATTTACTTAAATTATGGTTGAAGGATTTATTGGATTACCAGGTGCTGGCAAAACTTATTTGTTAGCTAAGAAAGGTCTTGAAGATATTGCTAAAGGCAAGGAAGTTTATGCTAACTTTTCTTTACAAGGTGCTAAAAGATTTACTACTCTTAAGCAAGTTGTTTCTATAATTCAAGAAAAGGTTAAGAATAAACAAAATGTTAATATAACTATCTTAATTGATGAGATCAATCTTTCTTTGCCTTCTCGTATGTGGGCTAAGGTTCCTGCTTGGGTTTTGTATTTTTTTAGCCAATCTAGAAAATTTGGCTTAGACATTTATTATACTTCTCAATCTTTAGCTCGAGTTGACAAAGTTGTTCGTGAGATTACTAACTTTGCTTGGATTGTTAAGCCTTTTCTTTTTGGTTTTCATAGGGCTAAAAAAATACTTCCGGAAGATACTGATCGTGTTAATAAAGATGTTTATGAAACAATTTATTTCAGGGTTAATCCTGAGGTTTATACCAAGTATAATACTTATGAGATTTTAGAAATCAATGAAGATTTTTTAGTTAGTTAAATGTCAGAATTTTTTACAAAATTAAATGTGGAAAACTTGTGTTTAATTTCTTTTTTTTGTGGATTGACAGATTTTTTTATATTTGCTAATATATTTTTACAAAGGTCGTTATAAGCAAGCGTAAAAAATTACTCTTATGGCAATGATTGTTAAAAAAAGACTAATGCTAGTTAATGTTGAAAATATTACTGTGAAGGATGAGCCTAAAACAATGTATACTTTCCTTGACAAGGATTGTGCTGTTGTTAAGGGTTATCTTTCTGGTCACGATAACAAAGACTATGCTAATTGTCTTGTTGAACTTGAGGATGAACTTAAGTTTGATCAATCTAAGTCTCATCTTTTTCCGTTTAAGATGAGTGAGTGGGAAGGCGTTACAACTTTTAGGCTACAGCCAGAAAAGAAATAATTTTTAGGGGGGGATATTTCTTTTGGTGTCCCGTGAAGCCACCTTTACTTCACGGGACAATTACCTAAGTCTAAAAATTAAAAAAAACACCCTGAGGTTCTAATTTGCTTTTTAAGGGTGTTTTTTTTTTGAGATGAACAATTACTCCTCTTCTTCATAAAAACTTCTCCTAGGCCCCTTTTTGCTTGAATTAGGCCTATTCTAAACTCGTTCCCCCCCTTCCTTTTTTGTCTTTTAGAGAAAGACAAGTAAAAAAGGGATTGAAAATGACGAAAGTCGTGCGCTCGCAATTTAGGTTTATTTATATTAAAACATATACGCAAGGGACTTCTAAGACGGCAAGATCGCTTTTTTTCTTTAGGACTTGACAAGTTTTTATCTTAATCTTATAATTAGATTAAGACGGCAAGATTGCTTTGCTACAAAATAGGTGAAGGATAATATATATTATCAATTTCTTTTTAGAGAATAGCCTATTTTGTAGTATTGCCGTCTTGAAAAGATAATTATAATAATAATAAAGAAATGATAAGTTGTTATCCTTATCAATTAGAAGGTTCAGAATTAGTTAGTTATTATTGTGGGTTTAATGATACTTATGTTTTATTAAGTGTTATTTTTTTATTTTTAGTTATGATTTTAATTTGGAAGAAGATTTTATGGTAGAATTACTTAATTTTTTATCAGATACAATTACTCAGACATTTCTCTTGCTTTCAGTAGGATTAGTTGTTATAATAGTTTTAAGTTTGATTAAACAATCGTCTAAAATATGACAGATCCAGAGGCTATAACAATTTTTTTTCATATCTTTTCTGCTTCTTTTGTTGTAGCATTTGTTATTGTTGTTTTTCAGATTGTTTTTAATAATAATAATTCTTAGTTGAATTATAAAGGTCGATTAGTAAGTATAATTAATTTTAAGAATATGGAATTTACTCCAACTTTCTTAGATGCTGATATAGTTTCAGGATTAGGCACTTCTATTTCTGGTTTAGTTGGTGATATTGTAGGTATGATTGCTTCTAATATGCCAACTATCTTAACTGTATTTGGTGTTTTATTAGTTATTGGTATTGTTATCAAACTAATTAAAAGATCTGCTAAGTAGTTTTTATACCTTGTGGCAAGCGGTGAGCAATTTTGTCGTCTTAACTATAGTTTAATTTAATGAATAAAAAAATTATTTTTGGTTTAATATCTATATCTTTATCTGTTTTTATAGCAACAGATATTTCTGCTTCTACTATTTTTTCAGAAGATTTTGATAATTTTAATCTTGGTGATACTACTACAGAATTGTCTTCGTCTGATAATTGGATTGTGCTTAATAGTGATTCTTTGAAATTTATTATTGATGATGCTTGGTATTCTTCTTTTCCTTATTCAGCACGATTAACTTCTTCTTCTTCTCATTTTCCTTCTAAGCTTTTTGATACTATTACTTCTGGAAGTTTTTTTTATACTTTTAAAATTAGTTCCGGTCTTGCTTCTTCTCGGTTATTTTTACATTCTGGTTCTCCTGATTCTTCTAAGTATTTGCTTATTACTTTTTCTGTAAATTATCCTGAAGTTAAAATTACTTCTGCTTATGATGGTTCTGTTTTAGCTTCTTTTCCTGTTCCTTCTGATGGTGTGTATGAGGTTCAGGTTGATTTTGATCTTGTTTCTTCTGAAATATCTATTTTTGTTAATGATTCTTTGATTATTGATAATGCTTTTCTTAGTCAGCACTATAAGTTTGGTTCTCTTTCAGGTATAAATTCTTTTAGTATTGTATTTTCTAATTATTATTTTCCTAATTATTCTATTTTTGTTGATGATATTTATTTAACTGATATTGGTGATAATCCTTTTGTTGTGAATGGTTCTTGTGGTTCTGCTAATAATTCTTCTTTTTCTGTTTTTCCTTCTGATAATTTATGTTCATCTGGTGTGATATGTTCTGGTCAGCCTTATACTGACGGCACTTATTATTATTGGACTTGCTATGGTTATGGTTCAGGTGCTACTTCAGAAGATTGTAAAGCTTCTGTTCTTGTTTCTACTGCTCAATGTGGTTATCTCACTAATACTCAGTATTCTGATTCTTCTCCTCCCTCCGGATCTAATGCTTGTCTTTCAGGTTCAGTAAGGGATATGCTTCAGCTTGATGATGATTCTTGGCTTTGGTATTGTGAAGTATCTGATGATGATTTTGTTCCTTGTTCTACTTTCTCTGATAATCCTATTGTTATTACTCCTTCTTTGCCTTCTTCTCCTGATATTGCTTGTGAAGATATTTTGACAGGTCAAGGTTTTGCTAATTGTATTTCTTCTGTTTTTGCTTGGCTTTTTCTTCCTCACCAAGATACAATTGATGAGTTTTTTCAACTTAGTTCTTTAATAAAAACTAAAATTCCTTTTGGTTATGTTTATTCTTTTAAAGATGAGATTGATAATTTGACTTCTAGTTCTTCTTCTGATTTTTCAATTGCTTTGACTTTTAATGGTGATGATCAAGTTCCTGTTGTTAATTCAGATACTTTTGATGTTTTAGGTTCTGATTTTAAGTCTACTTATTTTCGTTTTATTCGTGCTATTCTTTGGATTTCTTTTGGTGTTTGGGTATTTAGTTTAGGTCGTAAATTATTCTTAAATAATAGAGATAGTTAATTTTTATGATAGTTGATTTTATTT